TCCGTTTCGGCAGTGTCATCCACCGTGATCACAGTGGTGGTCGCCGCTGAGATCCGCCCACCGCGACGCACACCAGCCTTCACCGGATCAGCGATCTCGATCACCTGGCCAGGGCGAACCAGCACACCGGCATCGACTGAAGTCTTGAAGGAGACCACCTCGGTCTCCTGCTGCTCGGTGTAGAGCAGCCACTCACCAAGGCGTGCAGCCTGCCCGCGACTGGTGCAGGCGAAGGCCTTGATGTTGGTGGTGATCACCCCATACTTGGCGATCGCGTCCTTGTCCTCCACCACCTCGTAGGCGATGTCCTGGGTTTCGAGATCCAGGTAGCTGATGATCGCGACCGTGTGCCTGGTCTTCAGGTCCGAGCCGGTATAGGTAAAGCCATCAGCGCTGACATTGGCCAGCGTAAATAGGTAGCTGGCATCGGTCGGTTTGTCCTGGCTAATGGTCAGCGATCCGGTGCTCCAGTACGGCATCACCCGCATCACGGAGCAGAGATCGTTGATCAGCTTGTAGGCCTCCTCCTGGTTCTGGATCAGAGCATTGCAGGAGAACCGTGGTTCGAAGCCATTGAAGCCGTTGTCGATGCTGGCCGATGCGTACTGGCTGGCGGAGTAGAAAGCGAACTTGTCCAGCTGGCTGGCGGTGATGTGATCACCTAACCCCCAGCGGGTATTCGTCAATAGGGCATAGAGGATCCAGGCCGGATCCGATGTCCACACTGCTGCGCCAAAGGTGCCATTCCAGGCGCCGGCATAACTGATCGCGCCAGTGGTCTGATCCACAGTCCCGTTGCTCGGGATCTGCACCTTCATCCCCCGGATGCGATAGCTGCGGTTCGGGATGCTGCTGAACTGCTCAGCATCAATACGCATCGCCACCAGCGCGCTGTTGGGATATCTCAGCTTCTGCTCAGTGATCTCCGTGTAGCTCGACCAGTAAAAATCGTTTAGCAGGTTGGTGTCGACACTATCGGCGGTGACACGCACCACGCGCACATCAATCGGATAGGCGCCGGAGAAGTTGATCTTGTAGTCCTTCTGATATTGATCAGCAGTGCGGCCAGCGATCGTGTCATCGATCACGGTGGTGTAGCCGCCACCGTTGTATTGCACCCGAATCTGCAGGTTGATGCTGGTGCCCTTTACGTCGCCTTCATCGGTGTATTGCTCCAGGCGCGGTACCGTAATGGTCACCCGCATCGCGTTCACCGTATTGTCGGTGACGGTCCGCGTGATCGGCGTTGCCTGCTCGACCTTCACCTGAACGCTGTTCTCGCGCTCGATGTCGGAGAAACCACTGATGTAGGTCTGCGCCTGGGTGCCGTACCTGGTCTGTAGCGTTACGTTCTGGAAGTTGTAGTCGGCACTCTGCGGATTGGTTGGATCAGCACCTTGCCGCAGGATTTGGGTGCCATTTAGATAGACATCCTTGAGCAGTGCTCGGTTGTAGTCCGCATCGCCACGGGTATATGCCCGAGCGGATGGGAAGCCTTCGATCTCGCCTTCGCTCAGCAGGTCAACGAAGGTGGCGTATTGCTTAGAAGCGAGAGTATCTGGATCGCGAACCGGCGTCCGTGTAGGTGCAACAACGGTCTGCTGGACAACGGTTGTACCGCCGCCGCCACCGCCGCCACCACCTGCACCACGGATCAGTTCGCTCATGCTTCTATCTGCACTGTGTCGATACCTGCGGAGATCACAACGGAGCCGCAGATGATTTCACCGAAGGCTAGGGGCAGCGGCACACCGGCTCGGCTGGTGTTCTGAATACCGCTAAAGCTGTAGGACTTCTGCGGGTCCATCTCGGTGTTCGTGCTGCCCTGCGGTCCGCTGTAAGTGCCAGACGTAGAGAGCGTTGGCGTTGGCGTCAATGTCTGGGCGATGCCGCCCAGGATCAGGGCGCCGCCAAGCAGGCCGACCTTCGTCACCAACGCACCGCCAAGGCCGAGGCCGAGACCAGGGATGAAGATCGCAGCGGCAACCAGTGCCACACCAGCAAGAATCTGCCCAACGCCACCACCAGCACCGCCGATCACCGGCACGATCTTGATCGCACTCTGGCCGGCTGGTCCGTGTAGCTCCTCCATCCCAACGGAGTGCTCGCCAACCAGTACGCGATAGTGGCGGCCTTCTTGGCACATGTGCCGCTCGACCTGCGGGAAGTTCGCGATCAGAAAGCGAACCGCCTCAGCAGCCGAATCAACGGCCGCCATGAACTTCCGCCGCCCGAGGAATTTGGCCAGCTGCCCATACACTCGGATCTCGCGGAGCATGGGCAACCCTCAGCCTTCAATCAGTTTATCGGCGTCGCGATGCCGCAGCCTACGGCCGACGCAGGACTGAAGCCAGCCACCGAACAGATCCCTGCTCGATAACCTTCCGCGCAGATGATGCAGCACCAACTGGTCGCCGATATACACCCCGCAATGGTTCAGGCCGCGGCCTTCGATGTTCATCAGCAGGCCATCGCCGAACTGCAACGGCTCCTCCTCTGGCAGTTGATAGAAGCCGGCGTCCTTCCAGAAGCCATCGAACAGCGGCTGCGCTTCGAAGTCGGCATGACTGGTCGGGCGATCCCAGTCGGGCAGATCGATCCCGTGCTTGCCATACCAGTCACGGACCAGCGTCCAGCAGTCGCTCACATCCCACACCCAACCCCGACCGATCAGTGGTGCCTTGTAGCCACTGGGCTCAGTTTCTGACCAGGCTTCGGTCTTGGGGTTGTAGATGAACCAGGGCAGGCCGGTGGTTTCGATGCTGATCAGATCAGCCTGGCTCGGCTCGGGCGGCGTGACCGGATGGCTGTGGAAGACCGCGACTACTTCACCCGCCTCCTCAGCAGTCGCATAGTCCTCAGGAGAGAGGACAAACTGTGTGCCATCTTGATCCAGATTGCGGCAACGCCAATACCGGCGACGGCCTTTGATAACGACCACCAGGCCGCAAGCCTCACGCGGATCTTCCTCGGCCGCATGAAGTGCGGCGTCATCTTTCCAGCTCATACGGTGTAGGCGCCAATGCCAGGGAAGCTGCCATAGGGCAGCTCGGAAGTTGCACCGAATCGAAGTTTGCAGCTGGTAAGCCGCTTGCCGCAGACATCACTGGCCAAAGTGGCAACAGAAACATCGTTGGCATCGAAGTAACTGCTTCCGGTGTAGCCGCATTCTGTGGAGCGGTAGACCCATTGGCAAATGTTGGCGATGCACTGCCGCTTCGGTGCACGCACGCCCACTAGGTCAAAGGCCGCGGCCAGCTCGAACTCGACGATCTGCCGGTTCTCGGATGATTTGCGCGCGATCTTGTAGATCTCACGCGGGAACTCAGCCGTAGGGTCAGGCGTGCCGTAGGGGTTGGTGCCACCCGTGAAATTGGCGCCATCGATGTAGCGCGCCATCGTGCGGATCCTGGTCAGCGTTGCACCAGTCAGATCGTTGCCCGAGGTGGTGCTGTTGACCGTGGCCAAGATGGCGGTGATCGTGCCCAAGATGTTGCTCACCTTGATCTTCGGCCGCGGCAGGCTGCCGGTGCCGGTGTATTCAAAGCCTTCGACCTCAACCGGGAACCGCTGGTAGCTGTTGCTATTCCAGACCAGCTCGCCGTTGGCGTCCATATTGCTGCCAGCGTGGAAGCGGTAGACCGTGTTGCTGCCATGCAGCGCCGTTACCAGCTGCATCTCGAACAGCTCGATGATGCTGCTCGGTGCAATCTTCTGAAGCTCTGAGACTGGTATCGCCATCGGTTAAGGCTCGAAGACCTCGATGAAGGTGGCGCTGATGTTGTTGAAATTGCAGGATCGCAACGTGGTCTGCCATTCCCTGCAGATGTACTTCCCAGCAGATCCACGCGGGGGTGTCCAGTCAAAGCTCTCGACGGCACCCCTGGCCTCCAGGAAGACCGTGATGTCATCGCGCTCGGTATCGGTGCGGTTCAGGAACTGCAGCTGCCACTCCTTGCCATCACGGTGGAGGCCAAATCCAACGCGGTGCTGGTAGCCATCACCTGCCTCGAAGGTGACCACTCTTGGCTTGCTGACCTCGGTGGCCTCAAAGCTAGGCGTATAGGAGAAGGTGGCCATTATGCGAGCAAGCCTCCTGGGCGCTTCTGGATCACGATCTCATTCTTGACGGCTTCGCTGAT